TGTAAGGGATTTGTACGGCTTTGAACTTGTCAAGGGTAAGTGTTTTATTATCTACTGTTTGATCGGTTCCTTCAGGGATAGTCATCGAAGGCGTTACAGAGCTAGTAGAAACTGATCGAGTAAAGCTAGAACGAACAGTATCATTTAGCGCAGCTTCTTCTGAACCGTTAACGTTGATGCTAGAAGCGGGAACAAAGCCCACAACTTCACGCGCAACCACGTCGGACGCTTTCATAATATCGTTTTCTAAATCAACTAGAGAGTTGGCCATTTGTTAAATACCTATAAAATTAATCATCAATTACAGTTACGCCCTTCTTCCCTAACTCGCCTCGCTCGCGCGCAGACAAAGCTTTGAATTCAGAGTGTTTGATTGTTTTAGAAGTATCTACGGCCCTACCGTTTCCTCCTAGTGCGCCACCCCCGGTAGCTTTTGTGCCGTCTATCAGAAAGTCATATTCTTTCTGGACTTCCATTTTAAGGTCGTCTAAACTAGATATAGTAGGCTTTCCGTCTTTGTTCAGCACAGTGAACGAGTCACCCTCCAATTGTAACCGGGTTCTGACCTCTTTTGCAAGCAATGCGGCCCGCCTGGCGTCTGAAGGGGCTAGTTCAGCGCTTATACGCTTGGCTTCAGTGTCTAGCCTGGTATCGACCATGCTTTTCTTTAATGTGTCCGCTTCTTGGCGTGCGGCTTCTAATTGGGCTAATGCATCTTCTAGTTTTGAATCGTCGGCTGGCGTATTAACTTTGCCTTTCTTCATTTCGGCTTGTAGTCTAGCCACTTCGGCAAGTGCTTCCGCTCTTGCCGCATCGGCTGCTTTCTTTTCTGATAATAGCTCGTTGGCCTTCGTTTTAAGCCCTGATGTGTCTTCTGGCTCATACGCTTGAAGCTTTTGCTTAATATCATCGTCGAGTGTTTCTAGAATTTCATTAGGAATTTGATAAATATTGGACATGTGCACCCCGTGCGTTATAATGTGGCCCTGCCACTGGTCGGGTAATTATAACACAAGGTCGTTCATTAAACGCAATTCTTGTAACGTGTACTCACGCCCTGTTGGGTCGGTGAACCCATCAATTTTAACTTTACCGGATAAGAATAATTTAGCGCGGGTTTTCCCTAACGCTTCCTCTACAAATTCGGTCGACTGTTTCTTCAACCACCCTCCGTAGGTAGTTCGCGCTGATTGTTCGCCCGTGGCGCTAGGCCGCCCTCCGTCTAAATCAGCGAACATATCATATTTTTTCTTTATCTTAGGGATGATAACAGACCTACACCCCCAATGCGCCGGCGGTATGGGAGACACCATATTGAAAGGGTACGTTTGTCCGTCTCTAGCCATACAAACGAACGTCGTATTAAGGTCTAATGTAGACACCCATTTATAGCCCGTGAATATATCACCGTTTTTCTCAAACGTTCGGAACGCGGCAATCGTTGACGCGGCATTGTTAGCAGTGCGCACCAGGGCGCCCGCTTGTGTCTTCTGCAAGGGTGTTAGCTGACGTATCTTCCGCACAGTTTCCATTTGGGTCAATCCTTCCGTACGGGCATCAGAGAGAGTCAGTTCTATTTGGTTTATCTTGGCTAAAGAGAATTGTGACAACGCTTGTGTGATAGTCACCTGTCTACCCGGTGCCACGTCCATTGGAGTTTGCCTAATAAAACGGGCTATTTGCTCACTTTCGACTGGTGTAAAGGTCGCTCCTTGTGTTGCCTTCTCTAACATCTCTATAGAAAATTCGCCTTCCTGTTCTGCGAATTCGATGATCATCTCTAATAGTTCTTGTTCCATCCCTTCATAAAGAGTTTCCACTTCTGTACGTACATTTGAGATATTACCATCAATAACAAGTTTTACTATTTCCTTGGTTATTTCTTCTAGACGTGCTCCCGCAATACGTTCTACCCCACGTGAATAGCGTTGGATGAATACAGCGTGCCGTGATGCCGCGTCTGTCAAGTACTCGTTAGAACTCAATGTACAAAGCCTCCTCGCATAACAGGCCTTCGCCTACTTGAATGGGAGTGCACTCACATAGTCCTATCTGAGCCACCATTAAACCAGGGTCTACTTCTTCTGCCATTGCTGTCCGCCAGGTGCCGCCGTCTAAAGCGCATTGTGTTTCAGCGTCAATTACAGGTAAAGCGGACTTATTACCGCAAGCTACTAAAAACGTTATTGCTAGAATTAATAAATACTTAATCATTGAGCCATCCTCTCTGTATTTATATTTATTCTAGACTATCCTCTTGGTTACCGTTAGAATCATTTGTCATAAGACCAGGGTCTAACATTCCGTTTAGTAATTCTTCCTCGGTTGTGTCTTCTGATACAAAGCCGGCCTTACGTCCCACCTGTATAATGTCAGGCTTGGTAATCAATCCACGGTCATAGTACTGCATCGCAGCAATTGCCGCTTGCGGGTCAACGCTATTGTCAAAGAACTCTCGGTTCATGGTCAGCTCGTCGCCCGTTGTTTCAACGTTCATGAACAGGCCACACCATTCTAGACACTTATTAAAGGCGTCTTCCACGTTGTCCACAATATCCCCTAAAACGGAATTTTCCCCGGTGGCGTCAATTCGCGCAGCGGTAGCAGTATCGCCTTGCGTGCGCTTCTCAATAATACGCGCGCCTAGTTGTACCATTTGGTTTTCTTTGCGTTCCATGAGTTGATCAGCCAGGTTATTTGGATCGGCCTGGATAGCATGGAACGAACCGTTTTCACCTAGATACACGCCAGCGCGGGCACCTACAACAACGCCGTTGGGGTTGGCCTCCTTCCATGTATCGCTGTCCATGTTGGTGCTAATACCTAAGGTCAACGCGGAATGTATAAAACAATTCTCTTCCAGGTCGGCGCTATTACGGAAGTGTCCTGCATTTACATGGGCTATATCCGCTAAGGGGATTTCGTCCACGTTAATGTCATTATTCTGTGCGCCCACGGCTATCAAAGGCATAAAGTCAAACCGTTCGCCGCTAGCCTTCTTGATCTCGACTTCTTCTGTAACTGGTTCTCCGTCTCTATAAACCTGCTGGGTGTACCCTGTTGGCCCTAATCGTAATACGCGGTACTGGGTAGCCATCTCGTGATCAAACTCGTCTTCGCTAACGTTGTATTGCTCCCTCAATACCGCAAAATTTGAACCCCAATTGACTAGATCCATAGGAGAATAACGCAGGATACGTGCCTGTAAGTTTCGCGTCTGTTCCGCTGTCATACCCTCCTCGCTTTGAGGAAAGTCTACCAGTAGTATTTCACGCCCGCTGCTGAATAGATCACCTAACACGTCTTTGATCAACTGCTTTAAGGAGAGTCCGCCACCGTTAGCGTCTTCTTCCATGTAGTCTAACCCTGTTGGTAACCCAAGTGTCGGTTCTTTCCGGAATGCGGCCCCGCTTAGTCCAATTTTGGTTCTACCAGTGAAGTTGGTATAAATAGCACGCGTTATGTAGTCTTTATAACGTTTTTCGTCGTCTAAGTCTGGATTTGGTAACAGCTCCTTTACGACATCACGTTGTTTAACTTCACGCGGGCCAGCTACTAAAGCACGCACTAGACGCCATTCGGTAGCCATCGCTTTATATTGCGGATGTTGGGTTTCTACGGTCATCTAAAACTTACCTTTATGTTAGCAACGGGTTTACGCACTGGCATTTCATACGCGATCATATAGGAGCCAGCGTCCGGTAAATGATCTAAATTACTTCCCTTATCTGGTTCATTGTTCTTATCATATGCCAATTGTTCTAGGCAATTAGCAAACTCCGGACAAGCGTTGTCATTAACCAAGACGCGTTTATAACTAAACGCAGCGTTAGCGGCCATTACCCTGTCCTTAACGAAAGGGTTACTCTCTTTAGCTTTAACGCGAAATCCGGCATGTTTCAATAAAGCAATATCACTTGTGGACGCATTTACGCTTTTCCGGTTCTTGCCTGACGCATCCGGGTACACTGTGATGTTATGCTCTTTATACTTTTCCTGGATTATCTCAATCATAGCAGGGGTATCATATATACCTTTTAATTCTTCTACTGCGTGCCATTCCTCGCCGCGTTGCACATACACCACGGCGGACATGTTCGTCACGTTGAAATCCATCCCAATATATAAGGGTTCCTTAGGGTTGATAGTCTCATCAGACCTATTATGGGTACGATCATACCCATTATACACTGTGCCACTGGTGAGGTTAACAAACATCCCCTCCAAATAAGCCTCGAGTAATTGTGGTGGATATATAGCTCTGAGATTATCAACGTATTCAGCGGGCAAATAAGGGTTACTAAGAGTCGATGCCCGAATCAATTCGTACCCTTCTCTTATGTCCTTACCCCATGTTTGGTAAACGAACCGGAACCCTTCAGGAGTAGTAGTCACACCAATAGTATTAGGGGACTTGTCCGCTTTTCGTTGTCGATTACGTGATAATATACGCCGCCATACGTCGGCCGCGTCGTCTAGTTTCAGTGTGTCTAGCTCATCTACATCGGCGTCTCCATGCTCGTATCCGATAATTCTCCCGGGTGAATCCATTGACCTGAAGAATATCTTGCCCATCCCTTCGCCAAAATCGATATAATTCAAAGGACTTTTATATAATCGGTAAGGTATCTTCATGTCTTCCAAGGCTTCTTCAAACCGGGGAAAAGCAATCATTCGTATAAGATCATAGGTAGGTTCGTAGAACCCCCTGTTAACTTCAGGGTGCATCAGCTTCCCGACAATAGCTCGTTTGACAGCGGCTTCCGTCTTCCCTGCGCCAAACCCCGCAACTAAGGCGGGGAATTTGGAGTTTGACATAATGTAGTCGTATTGCGGTTTAGTCGGTTTTATCTGCGCCATCGGGCTTCACTATTGTTATATTATATGTATCACTGCTATCCTTTCTTGCTTCTTGTCTGGCCTTAGGATCGCGTGCCCACTCGTCGGGTCTTCTATTGTTTAGCCACGACATACATGCAACCGTATCCGGCGCATTTAACTGCTGTAAGATAACTATACCCTCTTCTTTAGTGTAGACTTCCTTCCAGGTAATACAGCCAATGGCCCGATTAAATAAAGCGTCTTGGACCTGATCGTCTGCTGCGTCCTTGCCCTCTTTTGTCGCTTCTTTGAACTCAGGGTGTTTCTTACGCCAATTGTGTAGCGTCTTTTCACATACTCCAAACAGCTCTTGTAGATCTTTATCGATAGCCCCTAGTCTACACGCTACGCGTGCTTGCGCTGCGTATGCCGGTTTATACGTAGAACGGGCCATTAATAATTATATTCCTTTGAAATGGTTAATGTGTCATTCAATTCTTTAGAGTGTCCTGTACTTGCGTTTACTAGCTGCGCACTTATTGTATAAGTACCTACCGCCATTCCGCCCGATTCCGCCGGGGTTATCTGAGCGATGAAAGTATTCCCGGCTGTGTTCTTAGTCGATATAGATCGATTAACTCCGGCCAGTGTGTCGCTTGAGTCGCGGACTTGTAGTTGACAACTATATCCAGTTAAATCACGTAAATCAGTAAACCGGATTTGTAGATCTACGGATTCCCCTTTAATTATGCTGACTGTCATGCTTCCCCCTGCAATGTTGCAGTGTTCAAACTATCATAAAGCGTAAGTTCATTTATCTCAGCTTTAAGCGTTAAATCCGGCGTAGCATTCAATGCTACTAAGTCTATAACATTTTCTCCGATCGTGTACCCTCGAAGGACAACCTCACTGACTGTCCCGTTGAAAGTCCCGTTACCGTACCCCCGTGTAACTAGACTCATGTTGTTCTAGTCTTACTTGTAGGGTTAGTATCATCATCCAATGTGAACGTGGCCGCCGTTGTTGACCCGTCCAATCTCTTAACTGTTATAGTAGTTCCAGAGATAGAAAACTCTCCTAACTCCTGTTGTATCATGAACAAAGCTTGCGCGAGAGTGGGTGCTGTACCATCGGCGGCATACGCTTCTGTCATCTGGGTTGTCAGTATATCACTGACACTAATGTCGTTAAGTCCCGCCAAGGTACCTGGTAGCGTTGTGCCTGTATCTTCTAATATCAGGTCTACATTCGCGTCTATAGTGGATAACTGTGTGTCAATATTAGCAGATGACAGGCCTATAGCCGTTCGTACTCCTGCTGCGTCCAAATCATTTAGCGCTGTAATAGCTGACCGAGTAGTAGAGTGTTGAGTATCCTGCGCTGTATCCAAAGCGTCAAGCGTTGAAATAGTCCCGGTTATACTGTAGCCGGTCTTATCGTTATTTGTACCTACCGTCACTCGTCCAGTGGACGAAGTGATAGCGAGGTCTGCAAAATTAGCAGGTATAGCTGCTAAAATGGAATCTACATTCGTATCTACTGTATCCACGCTTGTTTGGGAAGCCTTGGAACTAACAGATGCATCAAGATTATTCCCGATAATGTTACCGGCTGTCCCCGCGCCGTACGCACCCGGTAAAGATGTGGACCAGGGATCCCCCGCTGAACCTGCTGCATTTAATGCGTTTCCTGTTGTACCAGAAGTAAGGTGTCCAGAGATGGCTTCGTCCCATACTGCGTCCGCAATGTCCGCCGCACTCGGAGCACTTCCGCCTACGTTGTCCCTAATCCCTTCTAATGTATCAGTGGAACTAGACCATGTTGCGCCTTTAATCTCTGTAAAGGCCGCAACCATTTCTGTATTAGTGGGACCATCGTAGTCTGATAAAGCAATATCTACTTGTGCGTTAACATCAGCCGTGCTTATATCATTCAACGCCGCTAAACCGCTGTCTAGTTCTGCTTTTGTTGGTGCGTCGTAATCACTTAGTGCTGTATCACACTCTGCATTGATCGAAGCTAAAGCGGTGGCGTTCCATGTAACAGTGCTGTCTGATTTGGGCACCTTAGCAAGTTCGGCGGCGGTAGCTGCTGAGTCAGTTCCGCGCATGTCTGTGTTTGTTGTTACTGTGTCACACAAATTGATTGACGTGTTAGATAGGTCAACTGTTGTTGTAGGGGCTTCCACGTTCGCCCAATCAATACCAGCGCAACCGCCCGCCGTTACATCTAATGTACGTCCCGCGGTGGTAGGTTGCAGGTAACCTGTTGCACCTGACCCATATAAAGCATCGTATACAGTTTCCTCTAGTACCTGGAACTCATGATAAACTGGTAGAGCGCCTGTTTCTTGGACAACTAACTGAAGTCGTCCAACGGTATTAGTGTCGGTAGCGTCCAGGGTTATAGTGTAGTATCCTAGCTCGTCATGCGTACCGCCACCAGAGTTCTTAGCTACTATATTGGCCCCGTTCTTGCTTAATCTAATATCGGTGTTAGATATAGTTAGACCTGTTTCAGCGGTTTTTCCGTCGGTGTCATCTATGAAAGGACCGATGATTACCGATTGTGACGCTGTACTTTGTTTTAGATGTATCATCGTTGTTTCATCATTCTATAGTGATTAGTGAAAATAGGTAAAATCGGTCCGCCTCCACCAGTAGCTTCGATTATTTCCATTGCTATATACGCCATGGAAACGAAGTTAGCCCCGCTACCGAAACTAGGCGAAGTATCAGAAGAAGCCTTATAGAACCCGCTAATGTAGGTTCCTTGTATCTCTGTATAACCGGCCTCAGCTGTTAGATTGTCCCCGCCGAACACCGCACTACCTGCAATAAAAGACATGTTTGTAGCAGACCCGAACGCAGGCAATGACGCGGTATTAGTAAACGGACCTCCTGAGCCATTATACACGGAACCTGTGTCAGTGTTTCTTATAGACGCGCTTGCGGACGTAGAAACGTCGGCGCCATCGGCAGACAGGACAATTAATTCTGTTTCTGTAGACGTAGAAAAAGAAACCGAAACTGTAGAACTGCTAGGACTTGACGCGGTTTTAAGTATGTAAACCCACAATGTACGTGAGCCTGATACTTTAGCGTGTTGTGTCCAGGTACCGTGCCCTGTTATTGATGTTGGGTCGGAAGTGTTGGCCCTATGAATCAACGCTACTAAAAGCGTGTCACCTGGGGGAGTAAAAGCTGATACGGTACGACTAGACGCGTAGGCGCTACTTTGAGAGCCATGGTTCGTTACAGTGAAAGCCATGAATCCCCCGGTAGCCAAGTCCTAGCCGCCGCATACGCGGCTATGTCCGGCGCTAATTTGGAATTTACCGCTCCACGGCGGTGATTGAAGTCAGTACCTTGAGGAACAGGTCCAAATTCAACCTGATTTAACCGCTCGCTTTCAAACTCTGGGAACCAGCTAGACAAATCATCTAACTTCAAAATATGGGTAGGTACAACGCCTTCATATAACGGGCCTTGATCTTGCCTAAGCATTTTCGGCTCCTCGTCCATCAAGAACCTGCTAATATAAGCAGGGTACGCTATGGTACGTCCCCTTGTCACTTCGTCTGAGTATGTCTTACGTAGTTTGTCAAAGGGATCTTGTACAAAAGCTATTCGCATATCCCAATATGCAGGATCATCAGACGCTAAGTACCACGTAGTAAACCGCTCTGTTAAGCGGTTACCATCTGGGGCCCGATGTCCTAATAACATCAAAGGATATCTATAAGCGCCAGGTTCGAAAGGGTTAGCTCTAGGCATCTAGTAACGTAGCCTCATCGTTATACTTACGTGTTTTATGCCATAACGCCAAGTCACGTCTGTAATGTTCATACAAATGATTAAGCCTATAGTCACTAGTTTCTTGCTCCGGAGCGCTATTTTTATGAGGCAACTCTTTATCACTTATTTGTGGCCACCATTGAGCCAATTCTTCAAAGCGTATCATATGGGTAGGTATAAATGTCTTATCTTCTAACTCTAAGAACCACAATTGTGATACCCAATGAGGGTCCCAATGTGTCAGGATGTAGTCAACGTATTTTTCATACGATTCTAGGCTTTCAACAGGTACGACTGAACTATCTACTTCCTCGTCTCTTAGCCGACAATAGAAAGAGTATCCAGCTTTAACACGCTCTATAGGGTGACGGATTATGCCTAAGCGGTACTTGTATAATAAAGCTTTTTCCCTGCTAACATTCTTGAGCTTTGCGGACGTTAAAATAGATTGCGTAGCATTCTTGCATATCATAGATACACAAAGATGGTGATCGTCATTCCTCGGGATTACTGCGTATGTCATGCCTTTCACCTTTTTGTATATAGATGTTGGTGGCCTCGCCGTTTAGTTTTATAAACCCGTCTTTACCGTCGCGTATCTGTGTCACTAAGTCTTCAAGGTCTTGTAGGGTTGCAACAACTGCTATCATTTCCTTAACTCTTTCTCTAGCTTCTTGATTTCCAGGTTGACTTTGCGGGCATTACGTATATGTATGTATAGAAGTACTACGAGCGTTATAGTAGTTAATAGCAGCGAAACGGTAGGGAGAAACCCGTCTAAGAACTGAAAAAGCTGCATAATCGATAATCCAAAAGTACTGAGGATGGCCGTTAAATTAATGTATACGTTCTTCGCATGGTGTTCTATCATAGCACAAAAAAGAGCCTCACGAGGAGGCTAAATAGAGGATAAGGTGTTCGTAGTATACCTTAATTGATGGGTTGTCTGCAAAGCTCAAGGACGTTCAAAACCTCGCATTGTACCGCGCCTGTTATAAGCTGAGAAACTTTAACGGATAGGCGCAATGTGATTGCTTCCCCATGGCTTATCATCTGCTGGTCCACTGTGTAAAGCCTGTTGGTCATATTTGTCACGTTAGTGATTGTGTCGTCTCCCCAGATAGCCATAAACATTTCGGGAGTTAAATTAGCCAGTAAGTCGTCTATTGTTTGTAGTTGTATCATAATAATCCAGCCTCCTCTAATAACTGGTTTTGTGCTTCTTCTTTAAAGTACTCAATAAGAACTGTCATAATTTGTCTTGTTAACGGAGTGTTGTCACTTCGTACACCGTCTACCATAACCTGTTTTATCAGTTCTTCTAACGGTTCCACGTTAAGTGTTATGTCTTCGACAACTGCGTCCCTAACATCTTCGTTATCGTAGCCACGTTCTGCCAGGTCTAACGCTCTAATAAGTACATTGGTACTAAAGTTTGCCAGGTACCTTTTGCGTAAGTCTTCCTTTCTATCGTCTTCTGGACCGTCACAGTCTTGGAGGTTGGTAGCTTGCATGTTTGATATCCTCTGTTTACTTTGTTTTGTAGTTGTCTGCGTGCTTCGTAGTCTGTCATGATTATGTCCCGTTGCTGTTATTTTAAATATAGTACATACGGAACATATTGCAAATAAAAGCGACGAACGGTAGGATTCGAACCTACAACCACTGTATGCCGTGCTCTAACCAAAAGGTAGCGACCCTTATTGAGCTACGTTCGTCATTGTAAAACCAGTGTTAAAACGTCCCCTTCATATCTATTCGTTGTGGCGCATCGGTATCCACCGGTAGCAACGTCTTGCTGTACACTCGTTGCCCTTGGGATGTCACATGCGTTTCTTCCGCTTCCGCATTATCGTCCAGCAAAAACTTTATATAATCTTCGTCAATCTCCATGATTGAACTGTGTAAATCGTAGCTCATAATTAACTCTCCTAAACTAGTAAAGCAATGGTTCCTTAGTGATGATTGTACTGCCGTCTATTAGTTTACTACGGTAAAATGTAGTCTTTTCTCTTGCTTCTGTTATCTTATTAGAATAAGTACTGACTTCTGTAGTCCAAAAGAATAAAAACGGAACTTTCGCCTTTTTATAGATAACTTCGCAGCTAACCTCTTTCGTTTCAAAACGCGAGCAACTAACAATACTACTCAAAGGAATGGTTACAACACCTACTTCTCTAAAGTATCTTTCTTTAACTCTACTCTCAAACCTGCTTCTATACTCGTGTATTTTCCACGTTGTAACGGTTTTAGTGTTGTTCATTTTAGACCTCTTTAACAAACTTCCCGCCGATCATACGGCCCTTCCGCGCTGCATTTTTGTCAATTGCTTTCTGTAGACAATGTTCTACTTTCAGCCCTTTAAGCTCTGCAAACAGCACTAAAGTTACAATAACGTCACCTATCTCAGACTCTAGGTCGCCAATACCATTGAATGCGTCTTCCACTTCGAAGCACTCCTCGACAAACTTTTGGTATTGTCCGGCGGGCGTTCCTTGCTGCATAATCCCTACTTTTTCCGCCCATTCGCGGATCTGGTCGAACTGTTTCATATACGACTACTCCTCAAAGTACGTAAAATTTCAAGCAACGCAAAAACGTTACCAATTGCTATGTTCGCTGTTTTTAGATTCTGTTGTAGCATAATGTTTACCCTCTTTCTTTGTTATTTTAACTATAGTACACCCCCGTAAAGATGCAAGAATTAAATATCTATATTTGCTATTGTGGAATTCCCATCATACAATAACTTGACATTTTCCGGCGGATAGTATACAGGTTTTCTTTTTAGGTCTGTACAATACAGGAATTCATACAACAACCCTTTTTTATTCCCCGTAGCTATCAGACGGCGCTTGAAGTCCCACCGCTCAACTTCGTAAATAGCTAAACGCTTAATCACTTTTTACTTCCGACAATGGGATAGCCAAGAACCTTTTAACGTGGTTTAACACCTCTTCAGCTTCAACAAATACCTCGTCTGCTGATACATATTCTCCCGTTTCATAGTCTTCATAAATTTGGGTGATCATAAACCCGTTAGCGCATACTTTTATACAATAATCATAGATCATGTTTTAATCACTCCTATGGCGAAGCCGAACGCTTCAATAAACTCTTCCCCGTCTTCATGATCGTCTAATGCTTCGCCTGACAATCGTTTAACGCGGTCGTTTACTATACCATGGAGACGCACACAATACTTATTAAATATTTCACTCGAATCGACTATATACATAATCTAGTCCTATATAAACGGTTATTAATATTAATAGTAAAAATACTAGCGGACAAGCCGCTAGTAAGACCAATAAGCATAAAAACAATTGCATTACTGTACAACCTGAATAGTAAAGTTCGTAATCATTGCAGGCAAAGAACCGTCAATAACTGTGAAGCTAACGTCTTGCCAAGCTGTCCACGGGCTGACCTGACCGTCAGTATCACGCACCCATCTAATCCTCGCCCTAGCAAAATACGGCGTTTCTAGAGGAGGCGTGTCTAATGTATATGTATACGACACTGAATCAAACTGCACTGGAACCGTTTCAGACGCCAAAATAACACCAGCGTTACTTGCTTCAAATTCTAGTTCATATGTCCGTACCGGTCCGCTGGGCGCGTCCCAATTCATCAATACATCATCTGCCAATGCGGCACACGGTAGAAATAACAATATCAGTAGTAACCTTTTCATATAAAACCCTTTCTTAGTTGTTGTTTAATTCCAATATCCATCACCGCCCCCATTTATCTAGTGCTGCGCGTACCAGTACGATACCGGACACGTATGCCTCACCTCCAAGCTCTGATAGAAAGTCTTCTATCTCATCATCGCTCGGCTGTTTGGGTTGGGTGCGGGTGTTCCACTCCTTAGCTGATCCGGTGGAGGCATCACATTTTTTGCAATCAACACCCCTGTCATTGCCATACTCCGGGCATATGTAGAGCGTCGGCGTCTCATTGCCACAAAACGGACATGGTTTTAATTCATTCACTGTCTTTGGCCTCCTTAAGTTCGGCTATTTCCATAAGCCCCTGGAAAAGCCTTCCCCGCAACCTTTGGTTCTCTTTCTCAAGCTCCGCATTGCGCTTTTGGAGTTGTTCGTAACTCTGCTTAATCACTTTGACTGCATAAACGCCTGCCGCCATATCAGCAATAAGCCCGTCTAAATCAATTTCTTCTTGTGTATCACTCACCTTCAGCGCACCTTTGGGGTTGTTCTAGTTTGTGGCTCACCTCATCAAGCAAATCTTTAAATACTTTATCAAACGTTTGTAAAGCCAAATCTAGGTCTGACCGGTCATGTATATCTAAATGTAAATACCCTGAATCCCAAACTATTTTTACGGTTCTAGGCTTGCTGTTATGGTCCATAGTGACACCTGACTTTGCCGCACTCTTTGCATCGGACATCTACAGCACCATCAATGTGAACCGACTCAACAATCCACTTCTGCTGCTTTCTGCACCTAAACCTGCACCGAAACCAACTAATCACTGATTTAATCATCATCCCCGCCTTTTGGTTGTTCTTGATAAAGCCACCCATCTTTATTTTGGAGAAGCAACTTCACTTTGTTCTCTTTAAGTAGACGCCTGTATTTCTTGCGCTTCTTATCGTGCGACCATTTATACCGATGGACGAAAACCTTCACCCCTCACCCTCCGCGCATGTGGGGCAGATATAAGGGCGACGATTATCTGCTAGCCATTGAGCTGAAACGTACCTGGTTATTTCTGATCCGTCTT